GATTACAGTGTATATGAAGTACGCAAAGTACATTCCCGAGTTGAAGAGAAGAGAAACGTGGCAGGAACTTGTCACAAGAAACATGGAGATGCATATCAAAAAGTATCCCCAACTTGAAAAAGAAATCCGTGAGAACTACATGTATGTTTATAGGAAACAAGTTCTCCCATCGATGAGGTCAATGCAATTTGCGGGTAAACCCATTGAAATATCCCCTAACAGAATTTATAACTGCGCTTACGCACCAGTAGATGATTGGAGGGTATTCTCTGAAATTATGTTTCTTTTGTTAGGTGGTACAGGTGTGGGATATTCAGTACAAAACCATCACGTAGAATTACTTCCTGAAATCAGAAAACCAAATAAGGATAGAGGTAGAAGATGGTTGGTTGCAGACTCAATTGAAGGTTGGGCTGATGCTGTTAAAGTGTTAGTTAAGTCTTATTTCTATGGTGGTTCATCAATTCAGTTCGACTTTAGTGATATCAGACCAAAGGGAGCTCGTTTAATCACATCAGGTGGTAAAGCTCCTGGTCCTCAACCTTTAAAAGAGTGTTTGATTAAACTTGAAGGTATTCTTGATTCAAAAAATAACGGTGACAAACTAAGACCAATCGAAGTTCATGACATGGTATGTCACATTGCTGATGCAGTTTTGGCTGGTGGTATTAGAAGAGCGGCTTTGATTTCTTTGTTCTCAGCAACAGACGAAGAAATGATTGGATGTAAGACAGGTAAGTGGTATGAAAAAAATCCACAAAGGGGTAGAGCAAATAACTCAGCTGTTTTGCTTCGTCACAAAGTAACCAAAGATTATTTTATGGACCTTTGGAAAAAGATTGAACTCAGTAAAGCTGGTGAACCTGGTATCTACTTGAGTAATGATAAAGATTGGGGTACTAACCCTTGTTGTGAAATTGCACTTAGACCATTCCAATTCTGTAATCTTACTGAGGTGAATGTCTCAAACGTAGTATCACAAGAAGATTATGAAGACAGAGTTAAAGCGGCAACATTTATTGGTACACTACAGGCAGGATATACAGACTTTCATTATCTCAGACCTATATGGCAGAGAACAACAGAGAAGGACGCTTTGATTGGAATCTCTATGACTGGTATTGGTTCAGGGGCAGTGCTTGGTTTCAATATGAAAGCCGCTGCTAAAGTTGTAAAAGAAGAGAACAAAAGAGTTGCAGATTTGATTGGAATCAATCCAGCAGCAAGAACAACAACTGTAAAACCTGCTGGTACTACGTCTTTGACATTGGGAACCTCCTCAGGTATCCATGCATGGCACAATGATTATTATATTAGAAGAGTTAGAGTTGGTAAGAATGAAGCAATATACACACATTTGAAAAACAATCATCCTGAGCTCGTGGAGGATGAATACTTCAGACCACACGACACAGCAGTAATCGGCATTCCTCAAAAATCTCCAGAAGGGTCAATCTTGAGAAACGAATCACCAATCCAACTTCTCGAAAGAGTTAAAAGAGTTCAACAAGAATGGATTAAACCAGGTCACAGAAGTGGTTCCAATGCTCACAATGTATCTGCTACGGTATCAATTCGTGAACATGAATGGCCAGCGGTAGGTGAGTGGATGTGGGAAAATAAGGAATACTATAATGGTTTATCTGTTCTTCCTTATGATGGTGGAACATATATTCAGGCACCATTCGAAGATTGTACCAAAGAAAAATACGAAGAGTTAATGGCAACACTAAAAGATGTTGACTTGTCCAAAATTGTAGAATCTGATGATAATACAGATTTGAGTGGAGAGGTTGCATGTGCTGGTGGGGCTTGTGAAATAACACTTGTATAAATGAACAAACAAAATAAAAATGAAAGGGAGAAGTCAAAAAAACTTCTCCCTTTATATTATAAAGAAGGTGAGAGAATAATTTTCACCGAACATTTTCACATACAACGAGGTCAGTGTTGTGGAAATGGGTGTAGACATTGTCCATATGAGCCCAAACATATAAAGGGTAATATTACTTTAACAAAAAAAATCGGATAATATATTTATGATATATGGCAGATGGTATCACATATGGTCTGAATTTTCCCTTCCAAGATTCAACAAGAGGAGATTATCTCCAACTAACAGAATTTGAAAAACAAGAAATAAGGGCTGATTTAATTCATTTACTTCTCACCAGAAAAGGTTCAAGATATTATTTACCTGATTTTGGTACAAGACTTTATGAATATCTATTTGAACCTTTCGATGGTTTGACTTTTAGTGCTATTGAAGCGGACATAAGGGATTCAATAGAAAGGTACATGCCAAATTTATTGGTAAACAAAATAACAATCGAACCTGCAGACCCCGCGGAAGAAAATGACCCTTCGGTTAATGCTCTTCATTTGGGAAGTGCAAAACTATATGACATATTCAGATTACCAGGAAAAGGAACCTCTGAGTACACAGCAAAAATTAAAATAGATTATTCTACAAACGGACAAACTTTCCAAGAGAGTGATTTCGTAATTATCAATATTTAAGAAAGATGGCTAATAGACAAATTTCATATACTACAAGGGATTTCCAAGCAATAAGAACGGAACTGCTTAATTATACAAAAACTTTTTATCCTGATTTAATTCAAGATTTCAACGACGCTTCAGTATTTTCAGTTTTTTTGGATTTGAATGCCGCGGTTGCTGATAATCTGAACTACAACATTGATAGAAGCGTTCAAGAAACGGTGCTACAATATGCGCAACAAAAATCATCAATTTACAATATTGCCCGAACTTATGGTTTGAAAATACCAGGAATGAGACCCTCGGTTGCTTTAGTTGATTTTTCTATTACGGTCCCTGCGTTCGGTGACAAAGAAGATGAAAGATATCTTGGAACTCTATTGAGAGGTTCACAAGTTGTTGGTGCGGGAATAGTTTTTGAAAACGTCCAAGATATTGACTTCTCATCGCCATACAACGCTCAAGGATTTCCTAATCGTTTGAAAATACCAAACTTTAACACAAATGGTGTTCTTATAAATTACACCATCACTAAGAGGGAAGTTGTGGTCAATGGTATAACTAAAGTTTTCAAAAGGATAATTACACCAAACGATGTAAAACCTTTTTTTGAGTTATTCTTGCCTGAAAAAAATGTTTTAGGTATCACTAGTGTTTTATTAAAGAACGGGACTCAATACACTAATGTCCCAACGGTATCTGAGTTTTTAGGTGCACCGAATAGATGGTATGAAGTAGACGCTTTAGCGGAAGATAGAGTTTGGGTGGAAGACCCAACAAAAGTTTCCGACCGACCAGGTTTAAAAGTTGGAAGATACATTCAAACGCAAAATAGATTCATTTCTGAATATACGGCTGAGGGTTTCAAAAAAATGACATTTGGTGGCGGTACAAACACAGCACAAGATGCATTAGACCAATTCACGACTGTTGGGGCTACTTTAGATTTACAGAGGTATTCAAACAACATGTCACTTGGTTCAACACTTAGTCCAAACTCAACCCTGTTTGTTCAATATAGAGTTGGCGGAGGTTTAGCAACAAATTTGGGCACAAACATAATAAATCAAGTAGGAACTGTGAATTTTTTTGTCAACGGTCCATCTGAGGCGACTAATACTTCAGTTGTTAATTCTTTGAGATGTAAAAATATAACTGCGGCGGTTGGAGGGGCGGGTATGCCGTCGATAGAGGAAATTAGAAATTATGTATCATTTAATTTTTCGGCACAGAAAAGAGCTGTTACAGTGCAAGACTATGAATCCATAATAAGAACAATGCCATCTGAATACGGAGCACCAGCAAAAGTTTCCATAACTGAAAACGATAATAAAATCCTAATTCAAATTCTATCATACGATTCGTCAGGAAAACTCACAAGCATTGTTTCCAACACACTGAGACAAAATATTGCCAACTATCTATCGAACTACAGGATGATGAATGATTATATTTCAATATTCACGGCTGAAGTTATTGATTTGAGCTTAGAAGTAGGTATCGTTTTAGATTCTGCACAAAACTCTGGACAAGTAATCTCAAATGTTATTGATAAGATTTCCACTTACTTCAATCCTCAGTTCAGACAACTTGGACAGAATGTCTACATCTCTGAGTTGAGGAGTATTATTCAAAATACTAATGGTGTGCTTACTGTAGCGAATATTGACGTATTCAATGAGGTAGGAGGACAATATTCTTCATCAGAAACTTCTATGGAGTATTCAGACCCAGCCACTAAAAAAATTGGGTTTGTTGACGACACAATTTTTGCCCAACCAAATCAGGTCTATCAAATAAGATTTCCGAATAAAGATATCAGAATTTCGGTGAAGAACTTCCAAACAGTTACCTTTTCTTAATTTTTAATTGAGTTATAATTCAATAGTGTGTTTTTAAAAAAAATCACATTAACTATTTATAACTAAACATCTGAATGGGTCAATCATACAGAATTAGGACCGAGCTCGGTGTTAATAAAACTATACAAGTTCAATTAGACCAAGAGTTCGAATTCCTCGAAATACTTTCACTTAAGTTACAACAAGAGGACATTTATCTACGAGCTTGCTCTGATTATGGTGTCATTGTAGGTAGGGTCACCGCTAACAACGGACTTGGGATACCTAACGCCAGAGTTTCTGTGTTCATACCAATAGAAGTTATTGACCAATCGAACCCTTTAGTCACTAGTTTATACCCTTATAAATCTCCAACAGATAAAAATGAAGATGGGTATAGATACAATCTTTTACCTTATGTTCAATCACATACGGGGCATTCACCAACGGGGACTTTACCATCAAGATTAGATGTCCTAACAGGTAAAACAGTCTCGGAAATATACGACAAATATTACAAGTTTACTGCCAAGACAAATGATAGCGGAGACTACATGATTATGGGAGTACCTGTTGGAGAACAAAATTTGGTTATGGATGTCGACTTATCTGACATCGGAGAGTTCTCCCTAACCCCTCAAGATTTGATAAGAATAGGTAGGGCAACTGAAGCACAAGTTGCTGGTAATAGATTCAAAACTTCAACAGATTTGAACTCGTTACCACAGATTATTAATTTAACAAAAACAATCGAGGTGTCACCACTTTGGGGTGAACCATCAATTTGTCAAATTGCTATCAACCGATTAGACTTTGATTTGAGAGACGACGCAAATATTGACATCCAACCAACCTCCGTCTTCATGGGTTCTATTTACTCAACTAACGACCAATTTAGGGTAAGAGGAGAGGGAGGAAAAATAAGAGACGACTTTGGGAATCTTTGTCAATTACAAGCTGGTCCTGGACAAATATTAGCAATACGACAAACAATATTTCAAGATACAAATGGAAATCCAATCTTAGAGCAGTACAGATTGGAACAAAATGGAAATGTAATTGACGGTAACGGTTCATGGTTAGTAGAATTACCGATGAATTTGGATTACTTTGTAACAAATGAATTCGGTGAAAAAGTTTTATCTAATGACCCAACAATCGGTGTACCAACTAAAGGTAAATACAGATTCAAAATTAAGTGGCAACAATCATCAGATTTAACAGAACAAACAAGAAGACCTTATTATTTGGTTCCAAACGTAAGAGAATTCGGTTGGACAAATACAGTTACAGACCCAAACATAGGTAATGTTTCACAAGCCCAAAAAGACCAATTACAAAGTTCATATTATTTCGGATTGGATTGGTCAGGATACACAAAAGGAATAACAAGCATAACACAGAGGAACAATAAATTAAATCAAATAATAAATTGTGAAGATACTTTCTATCAGTTCGATTTCAATAGAGTATACACCGTTTCAGGATTGATAGACCAATATAAAAATGGAGGAAGGGGGCGTTTCGTAGGTATCAAAGAGATAGACAATAATGAATGTGCGGAAACAGTTAACAAATTTCCTGTTAATGAAGGTTTTAGAAATTTTGATTTGATTTATTTCTTATTTGCATTTTTAATGCAAATCTTCCAAATAATAGGTTTACCATTACTAGTTCTTTACCATTTTGTTTCATGGTTGTGGAACAATTTTGCCGTTGTAATTGTGGGTTTGCTGATTGGTTTCGTTACCAAAGCACTTATTCAAACGGGTATAGAGGCTTATTCATTCATAGCCGCAGCCGTCGGGAACCCTTTCACTTGGAACATGGTTTTGATTGCTGTGGCAATTCTTTTCCGATTAGGATTTTACACTTTTCTTCTTACTGGGTTGATTAAATTATCTAAGAAATTGACAGGTAAAGACTTCAAACCAATAAAATTACCGATGGTTCAATATCCTGATTGCCAATCTTGTCAATGTGATAATGGTGGGGTTACTGAAAAGGCTGCTGAAGACGCTATCCCACCACCTGGGTTTATCACACAAACATCTTCTCCTTTGAATTATCAAGAGAAGATGACACAATATTGGTCAAGTAGATTGGGAATGACTGCTGACAATGAAAATTATGATGGAGCGTTGGCTTCGTTGACTCAAAGCTACCCCCAATCAATTGGCGGTAATCCAACAAATATCAAAAACCCAACAATTTTCAAAACTTCTAAGTCTTCTATCTTTACTCTTGTGGATTACCAAGGAGGACAGTCCCAAATATTTACTTTGACGTATGATTTACCAATCGGTGAAAGAATTAACATTTACAATCTTAGACAAAAATATTTTAATAATTATAATAAAATAAAAGTAACGTTCAATTCTCCAACAAATTATAGTCAAAATACACAAAGATTTCACTACGACAACACACTTACTGTTCTTTCTACGGAAGCATTCGAACCAGGAACAATATTGACCTTCGTTAATCCAAGTAGAAGTAATGACCCTAATTTTAATTTTACTGGTTCAACAGCAAACGGACAAACATACAATGGAATTTGGGGTAAAATCCCGAACAACGCTAGGCAAATAAACGTAAAATATGCCACAACACAAACATCTGACACTACTGTAACTTATAATATTCCTGCGGGTGAAACTCCAACCTGTACTGATTCCGTAACGATAAATGTGACCGAGCCTGGAATTTTGACATACCAAACTTGTTTGGGATATACGAGCGCTTACACTGCTAGTATCGGTAGTCACACAATTACAAATTTAAATGGAATATTGACCGATTCATTAACAGGTGATTTAGTTTTTACAATCGTTGGGACAGGACAAAACCAAGTTAATTATTCATACCCATCCGACATAGAATATTACCAAGTTTTGACAGCAATTACTGTTACGACGAGGACAGTTAACAATCAAACTTTTTATTCATTACCAGGGTTGGCACCAGTTAATTCAAACAATCAAACAGCAAATCCAAGTTTTTGGAATTTACTCTCGACGAATTCGAGAATAATTCGTTGGGTAAAATGTGATGCAGCAAGAAGAGATTGGTGGAATACTTCACCGACTCAAACACAAGGATATGTAGATTACAACGATTTTAATGCCTTTTCATTGGATACTTTTTCTGAACAAAAAGTCTTAATTCTACAGAGGGGTGTTGACCCATATTCACCAACTTATGTAAATAGGTATGGTATTGGAAGAATTTTAGGACATGCATCCGAAGATGCTGTTGTAATAACAGCACAAACCAAATTGAATATTCCAATACAAAAGTTACCAAACGGTTCAACTACAACTGTTCAAAAACATGATAACCAAGTTAATATATTTTCAAGTTCCTATTTCTTCACACCAGGAATAGCAGGTAATTCTAATCCTGGTTTTCAATATATTCCATATACTTCCTCTGCCGTTGGGTATTATGGGGCTCTCGATTCGAGTACAAGCACTGTTAATTCTCTCGGGTTAACATATTATTCTTCGAGTTTTGTGACAACACAATCCAACGGCTCTGTTTTAAGTAGAACAACAAATTATTTTTATCCACAAAACAGGGGTGGTATTTGGCCTCCGAATTTCTTCAGAGGTTCGTTGGACACAAAATATGATAATTCAGAGGACCTTTCGGGAGGGGCAATACTTTCTGGAAGACTAGGTGCCACATACGAAGATTATATTAGGAGAAACTTGACTAGATGTGGTGGTATTCAATATGTCCAAAGTAGTGAATGGAATGGTTATGATTTCAGACAAACTTATTTCAGTCCTAATCTCTATCCCACATTAACGGGGAGCCCATTACCTATTTCAAATAGTACACTTAATGTAATGAGAACCGACAGACTACCCTCCTCAGACTACGCAGATAATGGGGAAAATTGGGAGGGAAGTGTAAGTTTACTTCAACAAAATTTAGGATTCCAGATTTACAATATTTTTGGTGGTGATAGTGCAAACGGACTTTCATTTTCAACAGGGGCTCAAATCCCAACCGCAGATTTAGAGGGTCAATATGCTGTTAATAATGTTTTCACATCATTGAACACTTGTGAAAAAATGGTGGGACTGACATGTTATTCAGGAAATGGAGTTTCATTCGGAATAAAAACTGGATGTGAAGGTAGTGATACAGTAGATAACGGTTGTTATGTCATGGTACAAAAACCACTGACAGATTTATTCAATGGAAAAGATTTCAGAACATTCGCTGAGTGGGGTTTCAGATACAGATTTTTCTATGGACTCTGTAGAGGAATATTGGCACAATCTTTTACGAACAATTGGGTCAACGGTTCCCTATTCATGTTTCCTATTCAGGTTGACAGATATTTCGATAGAAATAATAAACCACTACCACCAGCTTATCCTAAAAAAATAATTTATTTTGATAATGATACTAACAACTTCTATTTTAGAAGTTCACCTTTCGTATCAAGTAACTCAAGATTCATAGGTGCACCAGCAAAAACTTCTCGTCCTGAGAATTCAGTTAACTCAAGAAATCTCCTATTCCCTACCACAGTTATAAATTTAGGTATGAAAGATTCTTTCTATGATGAGATTATGTTTGACCCTACAACTGCAGCGTACATTATGGATAGATTGAACCCGACAAGTTATTCTGACACATCCGACTTGGTGAATTTATTTGTAATATCAAGAATTACTGACGAAACTTTTTTGAAACAGTTGATACCCTTGAAAGATAATTCTTTGAATCAATTATTTTCGAGAAATGGGACAACACTATTTGTACAACCCAAGTCTAGAGTTGATGCCGACTTAGCTCAGATGATGTCTATAAACTCAGAGGTCGGGGTAATTCCATTTTCACCCGAATTTTATCCGATTACAGGTGGGCCTAATGACCCAGTTGTAGTCGTTGGAGCATTGAACCAAACGCCGACAATGGGGGTTTATTTTTCATCAACCACATTCAATTTACAAGACAAGGATTTCATTTCTCCTGGTGTGATAAATTTTAGACCTAATCCAAATAACACTGCGATAACTTATGAATATGGTATAAAGAGCCAAGTCGTGCCTTTCTATCGTTGGGAAATAAAACAACAAACAGGCACTGGAGGTATTCCAAATATTTTTGGTAGTGAAAGAAATAATTGGGCGACAAACTATAATTCGAATTCGGCTTTAAGTGATATTCAATCTTACCCATACCAATCTTTGAGTAGAAGAAGTCAAATAAATCCACATTATTTTATACCGACCAACACAACTTTAGACATTTATCAAAGAGGTTATATTTTCGATGTTGACGCAAACGGAAATTTCAATCTCACACCACCAACTAATAGTCCTAATGATAAGATTTTGGTAGGAGCTCCTTATCATTTTTATTTTGGTTTAATCAAAGGGGAAACAGCTTTGGATAAATTCAAAACTAAGTATGGAATAAATGAATAAGTTTACCCTCATACCAAGTTCTATACAGTATAAAGCGGCTCCCGCTGATGACCAAAGTGTGCAATTCACATTGGAACAAAAACAACAGCTTCTTATTGAATATGATAGGAGTTCAACTATAAGTTTAGCGGAGGTTTATAATAATGAAAGACAAGCAAACACAATCTTCAGACCAACTTTCAAGGTAAGTTATGTTTATGCAAACACATTGACTGGTACAACACAATATGTTCCTTTCAGAAATAATTTATTTTACGTAAATCCAGACGCATCAATTTTAGATAACATTTGGAGAGGATTTCCACAATACTACGAATTTGATTTTTATAGACCTGATATATCAGACCAACATGTTGATTATAAAGCAATTAGTGCATACACATACAATTGGACGTATTATATTACTTACGCATACGATAACGACTATCAGAAAAGATTATTTACAAATCTCAACTCAATAGCGACTTGGGTGGCCAAAGATGGAATACCATTCAAAATAATTAATTCACAACAAAACGGAACGAACATAATTTCATTTGAGTGTGTAGCACCACATGGACTTTCAGTTGGAGAGTTTGTGAAACTATCTTTCAGTTATAAAAATTTAGACACATTTGAAGTATTTTCTTTGGGTAACGATAAATTCGATAGCGAGCCATATATTTTTAATATTCAAAATATAGGATTCACAGGTACAACTTTTTCTAACAGTAAAGTCGGAACATTTAAGAGAGTTTTGAATCCCGAAAATGAAATCGAAACAACTTCAAAGTATTATGTAAGAAAACATAAATTTCTAACAAACCTTAAAGATTTGATAATCAACAAAAGTGGTTTTGAGAAAAATGTTTTTAATGAAGTAAAAAAATTGGAGTTAAGTTCAGTCACACCGAACAACGTTACAAGGATAAGTCAATTAACAAGCTCCAACGCATACAACGTGACATCAGCAGTTGACTTCAATTTTGATATTCTGAGAGACAATCAAAAAAGACCCATAACAGAAATATTTCTTACAATAATATGGAGAGGTTATACAGGATATTTCAATGAACCATCAAATGGGATTGGTATCAAACAAGGATGGCAATTCAATTTGGGTCCATCTGCTTCGACATATTGGTCCAAAACAAATTTTGATTCAAATACAAACTTAGTACTGTCCTCTTACACCAAAGCTGGTTACACTTTTTACTACACACCAGGCCCTGTTAGTGGAGATACAATGGATGGGGACTTTTGTGAATGGAATGATTACGAACAATTAGAAAGAGTTATTTCTCCATATTTTCATAAAATAAAATATAACCAAGATGTGTTTCAAACCGTACCTGCAAACTTAAGAGATAATGCACCAGGATATTACTATCAACCACATAACTCAATGACTTTGAGAGTTTTTTCTGATTATATTGAGACAGGTAATGTGGGTCAGGTTGATAATGTTCCATACTATTCCTTTTATTCATCTGCAGATGGACAATTCAGATGGAGAGATTTGTATTCATATGGATTTGTTGATAACTTAGGTAGGGGTGTTGATTATCCCTATTTGAATAGTGCACATTATCCCTTCACACCAATAGTTTTCAAATTAATTCCTGAAGGTATAAATTATAATGCCAATCTACTTGGAATAAACTTCCCTGTAAAACCTTTGATTGATGAGTGCGAGTAATATAACAATGATACCTAACGGGAACTCCAAGAGTATAAACATTCCTATTCAACTATCATGGGACTATGATGGAATTGACCAAAGCATTGAATTGTTTGAGGAAGACATGATTACTCAAGTAATTGGAGTTGGTAGAGACTTTGAGGTGACAAGGTTTGCTAACGAACCTTACACATCGACAACACAGACCCTCACAGCGGGAACGACGGATGTAAATTATGAATTCTATTTCTATTCAGGAGGTTCTCTTAACACATCAACAAATTGGAGTATGAATTATTTGTTCGAGGGTTTTTCTACACAAGACATTTATTACTATAATAATAATTTTTCTAATTCTTTTTTTAAGTTGGATTTCTATGATACTCGTGACGAGAAGAAACAAATAAATTATTTGACAATTATTATCCCGACACAACAAGGGTTCAAAACACCAACAATGATGCAAAGAACTCCTGTGGAAATCAAATATCCCAAATTCAAACTGGATTATGTTGGAGACCAAGAGGGTTTTTTCATTTATTGGTTGAAGAAAAGAAACTTTTTGAACATAGATACTTTTTACATGACAGCTAAATTTTTCAATGCTGAAAGAGGAGTTTTTGTCAAGATGATGAATCAAGGTCAGTTTACATTGGGAGGAAGTCCGAATAATTTCGACACATTAAAATATTTTTATTACCCTGTTAAATTAGATTATAGTAAACAAACATATCAAATTTTTGATATGAACCTCAATAGAGTAGGAATGCCAGGAAACCCAATAAAATGGTATGAATATGTAAACCCACCACTACAATGAGTTTTTATAATGTTGTCATATCGCCAGAGACCATCAAGGGAGACTTAGTAAAAGTACAATATGGTAATGTACAAGTGGGTGTATACTCAGGTATGACCCAAATCTTGACCGCTGGTCCGAATGGTAGTTCAATATTAACAGGTCTAACAATCCCAATATTGATTACACAGACCGCAGTGGATAGTGGATATTACTCACCATTCGATGGGGCTGTCATGCAAAAAGATGTTGTTGCTAATTTTTTATTTTCATCAACAACTGCTCAACCATATACGTACACAATTTACAACACATCAAGTGAACTTCAAAAATTTTTAGAATTATCAACATATAGTTTAGATTGGGGTGATGGTTCACCTATACAAACAATTACACAATATACTCCGATAGGTTACAGTCACACCTATGCAGCGGCTAACAAGGAATATAAAATTACACTCAGACAAGTTAACCCATGGGGTGTAAACATAGTTGAGAAAAATGTTACAACACCATTTAGGAATATTGTCCCACTGAACCCAAAGGGTACCGCATTTTTTATTCCAAGAGGAGGGAGTTGGACAAACACTCCGATAAGTTACAATTATATTTTTAGTGGTGATGCTGAAAATAACTTACCTGACCAAGTTACATCTTCATATATACCTGTGCCATACACTGTTTCAGGATTTACTAAATCAAGAATTAGTGAATTGAAACCTTACGGAAATCTAACTATTCAACAAAGAATTGGATTGCCCATAATTCAAAATGGTCAGATATGGGGAACAATAACAAGTGCTGGTCCGATTTTTACTGCCTACACAATCACAGATGTGAATTATGTTGATTATATAAATGGACAGACAATCTTCTTTACTAAATCTTCAGGGTTTACATTTAGTAACCTCACGGCTAGTGCTATCACAAAAAATGAAGCTCTTTTAAAAGTGATGGATGAACCTCAAGTTCAGACCGATGTATTTGTTGAAAGAGGTAAAAATAGTGCTTACGAGAGAGTTCAGAGAATGGGAGAAGTCGACAATTTGGGTGATATGGTGAACTATGGGTATGGATTTTTTAATGTTGAAAATAAGGAATAAACTATTTATAAAAAAACTAAATTATGGCAATTGGCTCATATGGTACGATAAGACCGAGTGATGTTTCACCAGCAGATGTTGAAATATTAATGGTCTATACTCCTTCAAGAGATGTTACAGAGGATTTTGAACTTACGAAATTAGACTCTTCCACAATCTTGAGACCCTACTTCAATAATTCTGAAACAGGTGGAAATGCTGGTAGAGAAGTTTTGGGTGGTTTGTACAACTTAACTTTACCAGCAGAGCAATTCAATGCACTTGGATTTTATACTTTATATTTAAGACCCGCCCAAATAAGAACCGAAATCACAGATTGTGGTGTTTTGAATGCGTTGCCAAATGTAAAAGGTATTGTTATCGATGTCACTGATGTGCCTACCGAATTTCAAAATAAATTTGTACCACAAGGGTTAGTTGGTTTCAGGGTTGAATATCTGAACACCGATGGTACAAAAATCCCTAATTTTTTTAGAGTAATTACTTCTTGTTTTTATTGCGAGCCTGTAGTTACAAACGAGGTGAATTCAACTCAAAAGTCTATAAGGTATAGATATGTAGATGGTAATGCTAACTTACTTTTCCTTACACTTTCACCTTCATCATCACCAACTAATAACCCGAACGCTACACCATACATTGGTCAACCAACACAACAAATTATTATTTCAAATACCTATTTCAATCCAATTACAGTTGAAATAGAAATGGTTGAATATGATATTTCTACTTTAGCAATAGCTCTCTACGGTAACCAAACTAAGTCAATTGATGATGGTATTTACACTATCTATGATGCACAAAACAACATCTACAGACAATACAACTTGTATGAAATCAGAGACCAATTCAATGCTCTATTGTATGAGGTTAGACAAAGTAGAGGTAACAACATAGATTTCAGTAAAAACTTTACAACAATTACTAGTTAATGGCAACGTCAAGAAGTAAATATTTTTATCCGCCGAGACCTGGTAATGGGGCAGGCACATTTTCTGACAATATTGTCGGTTTACAAACTGTTGATGCGGGAGGTTTGACATTAGGTAATTTTGATTTTACCACAACGGTTACCGAAAAGGTTAATCGTAAATTCAATGTTGGTGCTTTCTCCAAACCAATGAACTTGGAGGACATGGGATTAGATGATACAAATCAATCTAGAGCCATACAAGCAACTCAATTTAGGGTATACCCAAATTTTGATTTATCACAAGTATTGAATTTCACTCTGTATGGGTCTCTTGCTAAAAGATTCAGTGTTTCTGTAACAAGGATAATCAATTATTTCCCAGCATCTCTTGATGTTCAATTTCAAACATCTGACTTCACAACAGGACTTACAGCCACAAATATAATTTATGACCCTGTGGCTAATGAAACTTTTTTTGAGGTAGATGTTAACAGATTATTCAACCCATTTTCAATTGATTACACCGTTAGTGCTTCAACCAATATTAGTGCCCGTGAAATTGAACAATCTCCATTGAGAAACTTGACAGAAAGTTATCTTGATTACTGTATTAGTATTGCAGGATTTACTTTCCCTATTGTTTCATTCACACCGTCCGACAGTTTATTTTCGGGTAACTTGGAGTTTTTTGTATCAGGTGCTCCCTTCGGCACTACAGCGACAACTTCCGAAGATAATTTTCAAATAAGACCAAGTGATTTTGTTGTAGATAAAGTGTTCTTTGAAGATTTTGATGAGGTAGAAAAGTTCTTGATGAATAGACTTATTGTACCTGAATACACAGCATTTTTCCAAGTACCACAACAGAATGATGATGGACAGTTCTATACACAAACCGTTCAAGTTACTTGGCCTAAAGACGGTCCTTGGAATTTGAATATAAGAGGAACCTCTTTTGAAAATTACTTAACCCAATTGCAGGATATTGCAATCAATTTGGACTCATTCAAAACAAATTTGATTTCAAGATTTTTGGTTACAGATTCATTGAAAGAATTTGATACATTAGGACAGAAAGTTGAAAAGATATTTCAAATATATGGAAGGAGTTTTGACCAAGTGAAACAATTTGTTGATTCACTTGCATTTATGAACTCTGTTAATTACAACACAGGTAATGATATACCATCACAACTTTTAAAAAACCTATCGGAAACCTTGGGATGGCAATCAAATTTCTCGCCAATCACTGATGAAGACTTTCTAACATCTGTATTTGGTAATCAAAACAGAACAAATTACCCAGGATATGCTAGAGCTCAAACTCCGACTGAGTTGAATTATCAATATTATAAAAATTTGATTCTAAACTCAGCTTATTTGTTCAAATCCAAGGGTACAAGAAGGTCTATTGAATTTCTTTTGAGATTAATAGGTGCGCCTGACTCATTAATAGAGTATAACGAACACATTTATCTTGCAGACCAAAAAATCGATTTAGCTCGTTTTGAAACTCAATGGGCTGAAATCTCAGGGGGTACTTATGTAAACAAAGTTCCAACTTACTTACCTGGTGCCACTTATAAAATTAAAGGTAAAACATTCACAGCATTCACGTCAACATCTGTTTATCAACAAATTAATGTGAGAATATCGGAGTATCCGATAGATGCCGAAGGTTATCCAAAAGCCCCACCTAATACTGAAACTTATTTCTTCCAACTTGGGGCTGGTTGGTATGAGACAACACCATCACACAGGAGTCCTGACCAAGTGGTAGTAACGGGTAATGTTTACACAGGTCAGAATTTTGACATTCAAACTCAATTACAACCATTCACATATGGTCAACTTTATCTGAATCGATTCAGAAATTTCCCGTATATGATGGATGGATTCAAATTAAGAAAAGTGGTAGACAACAAGAAGTCGTGGTTATACGAAGATGATAAAATTAGAGTGAGTACCGACGGAGATTACAATGCCTATTATTTTGTTGACAACGAAAAACTAGTTCTCAACGTAAAAAACATAGATTTATTTTTGAACCCATCTCAAGGTCTTGTTTATGATGTTTGGGCTCAATCAAGAAAATATGACTATCCTATTCCTGAAACAGGGTTGACTGTAAATTATCCAGTTCCTGGGGGTGTTGACTCTACTTTTATTAACCCTGAACCAAAAAAGAAAACATTTTTTGAGTTTTCACAAACTTTTTGGTTGAATATGATTAATGTAAGAAATAGACAATTCATCACGGATGGAAAAACTGGGGGATATCCTACATTACAATCTATTTTTTGGAAATATATCGAGTCACAAGCCACTGTAGGTATACCTAACAACAAATACACATATCAGAAACTTATTGATTATGTTGAAGGGTTGGGTCCTTATTGGATGAAGTTAGTAGAACAGATGATTCCCGCTACAACAATATGGAATGGAGGTGTAAAATATGAAAATTCTGTTCTCAATAAACAAAAGTTTGTTTACAGAAGACAGAGGGGTTGTCAAATCATACCTGTGCCAGCACAACCTTGTAGAATTAATTCAGGTCTTAGACAATCTAATGTTAATCAGGAGTTACTTAGATTTTCTATTTTCCCTTGGTACAATGGAAGGGTAGAGGTTTCCAACTTTGAAAGTATTTTGTTTTCTTCGATTGACAAAGCACTCAAAGAAATTGGTAGAACAACTGAAACATGTAGTTTAGATTCTGTAGTATCAACATGGTATGTTGATTTAAGGATAGGTAACCAAATAATCATACAAGAACCTTTCTACACAGGTTATGGGTCTACAGATGTTCCGACTGACACGGATTGGGAAAACGCATTATTAACTTATTTACCAAATCTATACAACTACGGATACACTTTCTATATTTTAGGTGACACAATCAGTATTACCAACACAACATCAACGCCTACTGCGGTTGATGAGGTTCTATCGCTCAATGCAGGAATAAATTTAGAGTTAAGTTGTGACGAATGATGGCAGTACCTCCAAATATAAATCCATTAAATTACATCCTTTTCGTAACGGGTGATTGCCAAAATACAGCCTCGGGAATTATATCGATTCAAGCTACAGGTGGGACAGCACCATATTCATATTTTTGGGAACAACCAAGTCTTTCCCCATCATATTTGATTGATACACCATGTATTAAGTCAGGTTTGATTTCGGGTACATATTCAGTAAGAATAAACGATAGTTCTTTACCAACAAACAATGAATTTATTGTAAACATACCTGTTTCTTCAGGTGTGTGCGGTTCAGTAGTACAGGTTCAAGATACAACTTGTGGCGATTTCAACGGTGCGGTAACAGGAACAAGCACATCTGAATATTCTTCTACACTATTTTGTTTGGTTGATTCTGCCGATACATTGTTACAGTCAGCAACAACAAATGTTCAAACGGTTGTATTCAATAATTTGAGTGCGGGGACTTATAGTTTACAAGTTTACGACTTGGGAGGTTGTTCGGGTAGAACATCTACATTTGTTGTTCAATCATCAACCACTTTAGATTATGGATTCTATGTTGTACCAAATTCAGATTGTGGTTCACCTTTTCCACAAGGTAAAATATATGTGACGGGACAAACTGGAAATCCTCCTTACACATACCAATGGAGTAATACGGATGTAGATTCATATTACGTTACTGGATTGACTGAAGGCACCTATTCGGTAACGGTGACTGATGCAAATGGGTGTTCTATTTCAAAAACAACAACTGTTCCTAACGTTGAACCAATAGGTTTCGGTTCATTTTCTGCAATAACACCAACATGTTTCAGTGCTGATGGAACTTTGATACTTACAATAACTGGCGGTACTCCACCTTATTATTATTCAGCATCCACAGGTAACGTTGAAATTTCATATTCTAAGAATTTTACACTTTCGAATATAAATGCGGGTGTATATTCTTTTGCCGTAACGGACGCTGGTCTTTGTAGATTTTTCATTTCCACTTCAATACAATCACCTCAGAGTATTGCATCAGTTACTGTAAACACAACAAATTCAACTTGTTCTTCTACAAACGGGTCAATACAAATATCAGTTTCTCAAGGAACAGCTCCATTCGTTTATACAATAATTAAGCCAGATTCCAACACAGAAACAATAACAACAAATCAACCTATACAATTATTTCCTAATTTATCAACAGGAGAATACACCATATATGTAACAGACCAAACAGGTTGCGCATATAACGAAACTGTATATGTTGTTGCAAATGATTCATTTACAATTTCCACGGCAATAACAGGTACAACTTGTGCTTCTGATAATGGAATTGTCAGAGTAACTAAAACGTCAGGAGGAGAACCACCATTCAATTATAGTTTAGGTCCGTTGAAATATTTGGGTGTAGTAAGTAATAATGTCACGTTCAATAATGTTCCATCAGGGCAACAAGTTCTAACGGTTGAAGATTCTTCAGGATGTACTATCACTCAATCTGTTTTTATTCCAAGTTCTCAGTCTTTAGATTTCACACTTTATCCTGTGCAGTGTGGCACAGGTAATCAAGGAAGTCTTACCGCGTTCATTACCTCAGGAACACCTCCATTTACATTCAATTGGTCAAGTAACGTTCCAGGGAATCCTCAACAACTTACAGTGACGGCTCTAACCGCGGGAACGTATTCTCTAATTCTGACTGATTCCGCAGGATGTTCATTGAAAAGAGAAGAAATTATTTCTTGTTCATCAACTTATGTGTCATATCAAACTTTCACTATGGGTGCCGAAAATTTGACAGTTGAATCAGAAACAGATTTTGGTTTAATACAAATGTTAAACGATGGATACCAAGATTTAATAGTGGGTGAGACAGGATGCACGTTAGTACAATCTATATTTACTGCCAAGGTTTCCGTAGAGCCAATGGGATTAAGTACAAGTGTCGACTTCTACACAGGCACAACTTTGAATGATGTGCCAGCGGATAATGTTTGGTTTAGTACCGTTCAAAGTTTGTTGGAAACTTTACCAGGAATCGGTACTGTGACTGTTGACTCAATAACAAATGAAATTTCAATTCAAACAAATCCAAGTAATCCGATATTATTAGACCAAACGATTACGATTGAAATGTTGATTGATTATGATATAAATTGTTTATGACACAAGTAAGAATAGATTATATAAGTGGGGGTACCTATCCGATATCCGTTTATATTGCCGATTATTTTGGTAATAACAAATCGCTTTTGGGCACAATATCAGCGGGACCTGTACCACCAACAATCACATATAACTCAGTAATACCTTCAATATTCTCAACTGCACCCCAAATAATGTTGATTTTACAAGATTCGCTTGGGTGCGAAACTTTTCAGCTCTTAGATTGCACTTTTGGTTGTGCTTTTGAAATCACAATACAATTGGTTGATTGTGTGGTGAACATTACGATTCAAGAAAGTTGAATTTATTTTTTTTGGGACTTATAAATCCTCTCGGTTTGGGTATTTATAAAATAAATTCTTTAGATGTCTCTGAATACAATCATTGTTGTTAATACTGCCTCGGGGTGTACCAATTCTATTTCGCAACAGATTTCGACTGATACCTGTAATACCTACATAATCAGAATAACACAAAACACGAATGCGGTAGGACCATTTAATGTTTATTTGGATTCGACTGGTTCAACACCTTTGTATTCTGCTCAGACCAGTACTCAGATGTTGAATGGTGTCACTGTCCAACTTGGACCCTGTGATACTCCTACGCCAACACCAACACCAACAATTACTTTAACACCAAGTATCACTTCAACTCCTGTAACACCAACACCGACTCCTACAATCACAGATACATCGACACCAACCCCATCAGTTACAGCAACTTCAACGGAAACACCTACAGTAACACCAACTCAAACTCCAACACCTACTGTTACTCCGACGCCAACGGAAACACCTCAGGAAACTTTATTCCCTGAGGCTACTCCGACTGAAACCCCGACTCCGACTGAATCTGTAACACCAACAGAAACTCCAACACCAACAATAACCCCTTCAATTACGCCAACTGAGGGATTATCTCCAACACCAACACCAACTGAAACACCAACACCAACACTAACACCTTCCGAGACGCCTACAAATACACCAACTGAGACAATAACACCAACACCAACAGAGACTCCAACGGTAACTCCAACTTTGACAGTTACAATTACACCAACTGAAACTCCAACCGAGACACCGACTTTAACACCTACAGAGACACCAACCGAGACACCTACGAACACTCCAGCAGAAACCCCAACCATTACACCAACTGAAACACCGACTTTAACACCTACAGAGACACCAACTGAAACTCCAACAAATACACCTACTCCATCAGTCACGCCTAGTCTAACACCCACAACATCTACAACTCCAACACCAACAATCAGTTATTATGAATATACATTAGGTTTCGACTCTACAGTAATTAATAATGCTTGTACGAATTATTCAATTTCACCGATTACAGTTTACAGTGCACCAGCACCAAACCCTGGACCTGACCCTGGAGAGACTTTGTATTATGATTCAAGTTTAACAACACCAGTTGCAGATGGATATTATTCAAACGGTGTAGGATGGGTTCAAGTCACAGGAGGTTCAGGATTGATTACTGCTGAAAACCCTACGGGTTGTACAATATCACCAACTCCAACATCAACACAAACACCAACCATAACTCCAACGGTTACTCAGACATCAACACCAACACCAACTCTTACACCAACTACAACACAAATACTTGAACTTTATATTATAACTCAAGATGGGCAAGAAATAATAACTCAAGATGGATTACAATTAGTTGCTCAACAAATGAGTCCTTAATAAAAAAAATAAAAAAATCAATAGAATAAAATATTTATAAGCTATGGCAACAACAAGAATAACGGATTTACCA